AATCTTGGTGATTTCGATTCGGATTTAAAGGAAAAAACAAAAAAGTTGATGTTTTATTATCCCTAAATCTGCAGCGTAATTATCTGATAATCAACTAGGATATTTCCGATTTTTACATATATAACACCGAAAATGCACCGAGTTGCGTATCAAACAAGTTACAGATACTCAAACAGTTGTGTGATTGTTATAAAACAAATGTTTGGCAAAATGACTCATTTTTCGCAAAACGGTGCAATAAAAATCTTAGTTTTCTAACATCTTTTTGGTAAGCCTATCGATCGTTTTCTGTTGACTCTCGATAGTCTTGTTCTGTCTCTCAACGATTGTCAACAGGTTTCCCTGGTTGCCTTTCGTGAGTTTCTCTCCCATGATTAGGTAATTAGCGTCTACCCAATCGACGGCGTTAATGATCTTCACGATAATGTCGTAACTAGGGGCATTTCTGCCAGATACGATATTTTTGATCGTGGTCCATGGTACACCAATCTTCTTTGCGAATGTAGCAATGGTGTGACCCTCTTTTTCAATGATGCTGTTCACGCGTTCATTGATAGTTTCTGTTACTTCTTTTTCTTTTTCCGTACTCATAATATGTAAAATTCAAACAAAATGCTGAAAAATACAAAAAATAATCAGTGAAATGTTTGGTTGTGTCACTGAAATGTTATATATTTGCAGCGTGTTATTAATTCTCACGGTGCAAATATACAAAAAATATCGCACATAATGATGATTTCAAACAAAAATTTTAAAAAATATGGGTTTTAGTGAGTACATGAAAAGTCTTCCATATCCACGTTGTGGGATAGTAGGAGAAATTGCTGAGAAATGCAAAGTATCTAATAATTCCGTCTATAGATGGATCCAGGGCAAGTCCAAACCGAACGCTCTATGCAGAGGAATTGTCGCTGAGTATCTAGGTAAGCCAGAGCATGAACTTTTTCCTGATGAGTAAGTATGGAGTCAGTCGAGTTTTATAATACGCCAGAAGGTGATGTTATGTATAAGCAACTGGGTAAACCTGTCCAGGAACTTACAGCTGACAGCCGCAAGGTTGTCGAGGAGATGCTAGACCTTATCAAAACTAGATATCCTAAGGCCTTCAAGGCTCTGTGTGGTCAGTATACAGCTAGTGAGCTAAATCGCAAAGTATACGAGTTTAACATTGTGTCCAGGTTCGTCAGATGCAACTTTGGAGAATATGATGCACATACTCCTGATATTGATACAGATGGTTTCTTTCATTTCGAGGAAGTCAAGTGCCCGTTGCGTGGCGAATGTAGAATGGAGGGCGTTATCTGCAAGCCAAAATTAGACTCTAAGCTTACAGATCGCGAGTTAGAGATAGCGGAGCTCATATCTAGGGGTCTGCACGCTCAAGAAATCGCAGATCGCCTTTATATATCTATTAAAACCGTACAACGACATAGGGAGAATATCAAGGCTAAGCTTCAGCTAAGGTCACTAGCACAGGTGGCGGCATATTACCTGGAGCATATAAAAACTAAATAGCTTATGCCCAAGAAATGCGTTATATGTAAAAATGGCAGAGCATGTATCAACGGCTTGTTCTGCCTTAGGTTAAAGAGGTATGTCGAATATATAAATAAGCCAATATGTGACTATGAGTAATAAAAAATGGACTAAAAATGAGATAGCATACCTGGTAGAGAATTACGGGAGAATGAGCCTTGAGGATATGGCCATCCATCTCAACCGTTCCGTCATGGCCGTGCGGTTGTATGCTCTTCGGCATAGACTAGACGACAAACACCAGGTTGTTAAAGAAAATCGCCTGAAGAAGTTGCTTGAGTATCGCTTTCGTCACCTTGAGGATTTCCATCCGAGCAAGTTCTTCTTCCGGGAGACCGGAATTAACCAGGTGAGATATTGGGATCTGTTCTTCGGGCGGAAGTCAATCAAGCCGGAGGAATACAAGGCTGTTGCCGAATATTTCAATATCACGATCTCGGAGGCATTCGATTCCCTTCAGCTTAATCTTTTTGATCAATAAATATGTATATGAAAATCAACTCAAACTTCATCGAGAACGTCAAGAGTAAATTGGATATTGTTGACGTGATCGGTTCATATATCACCCTCACGAAGGCTGGCATCAATTACAAGGGCATTTGCCCGTTTCACAATGATAGCCATCCTTCCATGATGGTGAGCAAGACGAGGCAGACTTATCATTGCTTCGTTTGCGGAGAACATGGAGATGTCCTGGACTTCCTGAAGAAGTACAACCAGATCACATTTCCTGAGGCTCTGCGAATGGCCTGCAAGCTTGCAGATGTAGAATTCCCCGAGCAGGAGGCAACTCCTGAAGAGAACGCTGCATATAAACTTCTGGAATCTCGCCGCATAGCTATTGCTGCGGCTGCTAAATTCTATCAGGGGAATCTATCCCAGGCAGAAAGCTTCCTCAAACGTCGTGGCTATGACTATACGGACAAGACGCTTGTGGAATATGGTGTTGGATACGCACCTGTTGGCAATGTAGCAATGAAGCACCTTACGGAGAACGGATATAATCTCCAGGTTCTCACAGACGTTGGGGTATTAGGAAAGTCTCAAGATGGGAGAAGCTATGATTTCTTCCGTGATCGCGTCATGTTTCCATTCTACGATGTATCTGGAAGAGTTGTTGCGTTTTCCGGAAGAATCGTAACCCCGAATGATAATGCCGGCAAGTATGTTAACACTGGGGAAACTCCTATTTTCAGAAAAGGCCAGCATATTTTCGGACTCTACCAGGCTAAAAGAGCAATCGCCAAAGAAGGATTTACATATCTTGTCGAGGGACAATTTGATGTCATTACCCTCCATAAATATGGGGTAGAGAATGTCATCGGCGGTTCTGGAACCGCGTTTACCGATGACCAGGTAAGGCTTATCATGCGCTTCACCCAGTCTGTGGTCATGATATATGATGCTGATGATGCGGGTATGAAGGCTGCTGTCAAGAACTGCGAGCTGCTGCTGAAGGCTGGTGCGAGTGTCAAGTGCATCCGCTTGCCAAAAGGGTACGACCCAGACAGCTATGGCCAGCTCTGCAAGGAAGAAACAAAAAAGAAGCTATCTGAAACTATCGAGGCCTTCCCGAAGGCAATGAAAAGGATGCTGGTTCCTCGTGGTTGCAAGGATGAAGCAGTCATTGCTGCAGCAATGAATACAATCTCCAATCTTATAGCATGCGTCCAGGATGCAGGACTCCGTCTCGAGTACATGAAGACTATGGCCAGAGACTTCGATACGAAAATGACCATCCTGGAGGATAAGGTAAGAGATATTCGCCGTAATATAGATAGTGTCAAGAAGGAAAACCTACAGCATGGCATCTTTGGTATTGATAGCTTGAAGGAGAATCTGAGAAACAACGAGCCTGCAGTAGTGACCTCATCGATAGATACATTCTTAGAGTCATACGGAGATAATCCTATCGTGTATGTTTCCGGCACGCCATCCTCTACGGATATCGAAAGCCTCAGACGCATCTGCTGTTATTTCGTCACTACTGAAGAGGGATGCAGCATCAATACCACTACAGGTGAGGATAGCGCCTATATGACAACGCTCGCAGAGATGTATAAGGCTGGTATCTCTCAGATAAGAGTCACGCACGAGGATAAGGTGGAATCCTTTATCGATTTCTATATCCGCATACATGGAGAGCTGCTGTCCGGATTTCTGGGCGACAAGGTTCCGATCATTACAAGGTGTATCGAGTTGACCAGCTATGCGGAGGAAACCGTGATAACTGTCAACAAGAATCATTACTGCAGTAAATTAGGGCTATCCAAGGGCCAATTCGACGAGATCCGTAAGCCGTTCGTCAACAAGCGCAAAAATGTAATGAAGGCGAATGCCCTGAAAGATGATCTCTATGATGATGACTTTGACGGTGATGAAGTTCCCAGTTATGTCAAGGAGGGAGAGTACGCACAGATGTTTCGTGAGTGCAAGTATTATCCTCGCCTTAATAAGCAGGGCATACCAGTCTGCTATATGTTCCAGAATAAGAACGGACGTGGATTCTCTCAGGTTGCAGACTTCTATATGGTCCCTCTTCTCCATATCTTCAACGAAGATTTCGAGCAGAACAAGCGAGTGCTGAAGGTGAATCGTCGTTACTTCGACAAGCCGTTATATATCGAGGTACTGTCAAGTTCTCTAAAGAAGATGAGTACCATCGAGGACGTTCTTATCAACTATGAAGGCGTGAATTTTACAGACGGAGAAGAATGGCAGTGGAGGCGTATCAAAGAATATATGAGCCGCCATTTCGTTCAGTGCCGGGAGATACAGGTATATGGCAACCAGCAGTCGGAGGGAATGAGCCGGAAGACAGATGAGCAGTTTTTTGCCTTTGCCAATGGTATCGCCCACGAGGACAAGGACGGGAAATATGTGTTTGAGAAGGTTAACGAGCTGGGTGTTGTCACCCATAATCACATGAACTATTATCTTCCTGCATTTTCAACCATTTACGCCGGATCCGGGCGCCAGTCAGACAAGTACGAGCTGATATCTCAGCTGACATACGATGATATTCCTGCTGACAAGCAGGTCAGTTTTGAAAAATGGGCATCCTTAATGGATAAGGTCTATAAGATTAATGACAACGGCAAATGGGCTATCGTTTTTGCGTTGATGTGCGCATTCCGAAGTAACATACATTGTCTGGACCGACTCTTCACGGCGCCCTTCTTCATGGGCCCAATGTCTTCAGGTAAGACTCAGATCGCGATATCTATCCGTTCTCTCTTCATTAGTCCGACCATCCCGATTTTCAACCTCAATACAGGTACTGATGCGGCCATGAGTACGATGATGGGTACATTCCGTGATGTTCCGGTTGTTCTCGATGAGTATAATAACAAGGATATCTCGGATACCAAGTTTCAGGCGCTGAAGGGTATTGTATATGATGGTGATGGTAAGCAGAAACGCCGTGGAACCTCGGGAAGGGATATCGAGAATGATAAGGTATTTGCGCCGGTGGTTATTTGCGGTCAGGAGACCCCTCAGCGAGATGACAATGCCCTGATGAGCCGCGTCATCATTTGCGAGGTCCCTAAGCCTAAGAACAGGACACCGGAGGAGACTAAGCTGTTTGAGGAGCTCAAGAATATAGAGAAGAATATAGGGCTATCCAACGTATTACTAGAAGTGCTGTCGCTCAGACCTGCAGTCATGGACCATTTTCGTGCGCTCAAGCAGGAGGCATACAGCGAGCTCAAGAGTGATGTAATCAATTCCGGAGAGATGGACCGACTCATGAAGACGGCTTCCTTGTTCCTGGGAATGGTTAAACTGGTGGAGCGATATTCGGATCTGAAACTTCCGTTTACATACGAGGAGTTCTTTGCTCTTGTGCAGGAGAAGATTAAGTTCCAGCTATCTCTGATCCGTAGCACGGACAAGCTCGCTATGTTCTTCAATGCAGTCAACAACATGATCGATACCAAACAGGTGCTCGTTGGCCGAGAAATGCTCATCGAGCAGCCTAAGAGTGTTACGGGTAAAGATTCGCACGGAGACAAGAAAACGTTCGCTTTCGAGCCTGGTACGCATGTTCTGTTCCTCCGTCTCAGTAGCGTTTATTCCATTTATGACAGGAGTGGGTACAACAGCGAGAATACAACATTATCTACCCTTGAGCAGAATCTTCGCTCACATCCATCATATGTTGGAACCGTACCATCTCGACGCTTCGCCTGGGAGGAGACCGTTGAGGTAGCCAAGCCGGACGACCAGGAAACAATGGTAAGAGTGCGTAAGGAGCGCTCTACATCTACAAGTGCAATTATCATCGACTATGACAAGTTCATGGAGATGTATAATATCGACTTCAGACGAGGAGAAATCCTCGCCGAGAGCGTCGCTCAGAGTACTCCAGGAGTAAATGAGGAGGCTAATACTGATATCAATACCCAGCAATACAAGCCTGGCAGCATACCATTTGACGAGACTGACGCAGGTAAGAATGGGGATAAACCGTTCTGATAGGAGCCAGAAAACTACCTTATATAAGGTATAGACTACCCCAATTTAACGATACAAAGATACAAAAAATATTCGAGAAAACCAAAAGTTTTCCGCATAAATTTGAGTTGAATTTTGCATATTTTTACCCACGTAAACCCGGGAGGGCGAGCGTGGGTATTTCTTTACATTTATGTGTGTTCCAGATGCGAAAAATCCCCCGTACCCCCTAAAATTTCAAAAATAACCGAGAAAACGAAGTTTTGAAAATGATTTTCAGAAAAATGCCTTCCTACAATCCTACAATCCTACAAATGTATTTCTTTTCAAACTATTATTATTATCTATTTATCTTATTATCAGTATGTTATGTGTATTTTTGCGTTTTTGTGGTTTTGTAGGAAATGCTGTAGGATTGTAGGACGTTGTAGGAAATAGGAAATTTTTACATTTTGGCGCTTTTGGAGATTTCGTCCTACAGAATACCCCATTTTGTAGGATTGTAGGACGTGTAGGAAACGAAAAAATGAGTGTGTAGGACAAAAATATGTTTGATAAAATTTGTGTAACTCGCTGAAATGTAGTATCTTTGCATTCGTAAGCCTACAATTTGTAGGATTGTAGGACGGTAGGAAGCAAAAATAAGCAAAAACGATATGGAAAGAAAAAAACGTCTCTCGAAACGAACAGCGTCTGTTAGAATTGAGCCCTATCTGGCTGAGTACATTCAGAAAAAGCTAGAAATTGAGCCAGAAACAGGCGGAGTAAAAATACCATACACCACAGATCTGTATCATGTGGTGTGGAATTGTATGGCCAAGCCCGACTCTCATCATGATGTCATGGAAGACTGTAATCTCAAGATATATCTGCCTTCACGGCGCTCAAAGATGGATGGACATCCTGGTAAGGATCCGGCTTACTTCAATTATCTATCCAGTAATGCGGCGAAAAAAATAGAAGAGCATATTCGACTTCTCTTCAATTTCGAGTTTCACCGACTCATGATTGAGAATGAAGAGCTGGGCAGGCCGTTACGGAACCAGGATGTCGTAGACAATTTCATCAGGAGATACTCTCTGAGGTCTATATCGCCCGATGCGCTCCTGAAGAACTTTTATCGCTACCGCCAACGGCTTTTTCCGAAAACACCTCGAAAATACCAAAAAAAACGGGGTATTTAATTATTTTTAATACATACTGAGTGCAAATTTCTATCACTCAAAAATTAGCAATAATCACTCTAAAATTTAACATTATGAAAGAGTTTTCCTGTCTTTTAATGATTTCCTATCTCGGAGGGATGGAAAGAAGCATCGTCCTCAGCACCGATCCGTTCACATTCGAGCCTTCGATAACAGAAGAAAATGGAGGTGTGTACTGGGATTGTAGTAAGACATTTATTGGCGATATAGCGGACGAGAGCATTTTTAACGAACTAAAGGTTCCTCGCAGCGCTATCGTTACGCTCGCAAGTGTTGGACTTCCTGACGCACGTACGTATGCAATAGGCACAAAAACAATACCGGCAAAGGTCCAGCTCGTCAGGCATCTGAATAAGGCGAAGCTTATTGTTAAGTGCAAAATGCTTACCAATCCATTGCTTTAAGGTCTTTTATATACCTATTATATATATGTACCTTTGTAAAAAACTTAATCAAGATGGATGAAATACAGACCCTTCTGCTTTCCACTTTACCTCTATGGATTACTGAGGATGCCTACCGTCAGCTGATGGTAGCTGCATTTCCATTGAATGGTACGGTGGTAAGCTTCGAACAGAAAAAAGCCGAACAGGCGATGAGTATTCCTGAGATCCGGGAGTATCTCAAGACTCATACGTATTATCAGTACGAGACGCATGAAGCGCTGTTAGCGATATCTAACAAGGTATCGCAGAGAGATGAAACGAAAAGTGTACAACTCACGGATGAATACGATTCGCCATCTCTAGATGATGGTACAATCGCATATCATCGTGTGTTTGGAGTTGTGACAGCAAACAGCTACTGGTATTTCTCTTCCAAACAGCTGGAACAGGATATTATTGCCGCCGAGAATAACCCGCAGATATCCGCTCATCTTCTTCATATTAATTCTCCAGGAGGAGAGGCATGGTACATGGATCGATTGAGCGAGACTCTGCGAAGCGCCAAGAAACCTATCATTGCCATCTACGAAGAATACTGCGCATCGGCAGCCTATTATATCGGCTGTCATGGCCAGAAACTTTATGCCACAACGAATCATGACTTCGTTGGATGCATCGGTACTATGTGTTCCTTCTGGAACTTTGAACCATACTTCGAGAAGTTAGGGCTGAAGAAAATTACAGCGAAGGCTACCAATTCTAGCCGGAAAAATAAGATTTTCGAGGACCTGAAGGACGGTAAGTCTGAAGACTATATTAAGAATGTTCTTGATCCGATGAATGAACAGTTCCTGGCAGAAGTGAAATCTCAGCGTGGCAAACTGGCAGAACTGGATGATGATGCTCCGGTGCTTCAGGGCGAGAGCCTGTATACCGCTCCAGCAGAAGAAGTCGGTCTCATCGATGGTAAGCGCACCTTACTGGAGGCGATTGCTGAGGTGGCGCAACTGGGTGATGCCTATATGGGTGCGCAAAGCCTTTACGGATTTAGCTAATATATTATTTTTGTTTGATCTAAGTTGTTTTAATATTTAAATGATTGATTTATGAATTTCAAAGCAAAGTTAAACAAAGTTCTCGAGAAACTTGGTTTCGTCAAGAAGTTCGAGAATAAGAGCCTTACCGCAGATGAGTACAAGGCTCTTTGCGAGGCGTATCAGAAAGAGTACCAGAGTACTCTCATGGATGACCTCGCTGCGGAGAATAGTGCAGCCGAGCAGGCTGAGCATCAGAAGCAGATCAATGAGCTCTATGCCATCGTATCTAAAGCTAACAAGTCAAAGGATGATGATCCTGACGACAATAAAGGTGGCGAAGGCGATGACGACGATGATGATGCAGGAAAGAAGAACGAGAACAGTCAAAACGTATCGTTCGAGAAACTCTCTGTGGCAGTCAACACTCTCACTGAGAACATGAAGAAGATGGCTAACAGTACAGCAGATGACAAACCTGCTGCTCATGTTACTGCTCCTTCTATTCCTATTAACGGTTTCGAAACTAACGCTAACTACCTTTTCGGTATTGAGCATTCTATGTTCGATATGAAAAAGCGCTGGAACCGCATTGTCGCTAATCCTGAGATAGCCTTAGCATCTGCGCCAAACGAGGAGACAGACGGCAAGGCGTTCCGCTCTGAGGCAATGGCGTTCGCGAGATCACTCCAGGAGCGTTACAAATATCACCAGGTACGCAACGAGCTTGGCAACGTTAAGGCTCTCGCTTCCGGCCAGTTCGCTACTAATTACTCAGGCGTAAATAATGCCGGATTGGGCGACCAGTTTGTCATCCTTCGCCAGGATGCGCTTATTGCTCGAATCCTTGAGCTTCGTAATCTTACAGAGTTCTTCCCTGTTCGTTACGGCGTTCAGGATCGCGATATTCTCTTCAACGCATTCTTCGATGAGGTATCCCAGGGCTACCAGGAAGGTGAGATTTACAAGGGTGGTATGCAGCTCGAGAACGAGATGGGCTATGTTGATGACGCCATGATTAAGGTTAAGTTCGGCCCGATGAAGGAACTTGAGCGCAAGTATATCGCTTATCTCAACAAGGAAGGCTCTGATCCTATCAAGTGGTCTATGGTTGAATTCTGCCTTCTCAACCTTCTGAAGAAGGCTCAGGACGAGCAGAACCAGCGTCGTATGCGTGGTATTTATGTAAAGCCAGAGACTGGCCAGGCATCAAGCTACCTCAATGCAGGTACAGGTATTTGGTATACATTGCTTCGCTATATCCATGATTACAGCATCAAGCCATTTGCTAACAAGAGCTACAATACTTATACTTCAGCTAATATGCTGGATGCGGTTAAGGAGTTCATTACCGACGTTAAGACTCACCTCTCTGAGGGTATGACCATCGATAACCATGTTCTCTATCTCAACGAGAACCATATTGACTGGTGGCTGGCAAACTGCCGCGAGACTTATGGCAAGGATCAGGACTTTACCGGCCCTAACGGCTACAAGAACCGTGTTCCTGACTCTACTATCCAGATTAAGTGGCTCCCATACGAGGGCAAGTCTTGCTGGATGTTTATGGATGTTCCTGGCAATATCCAGTTTGTAGAGAACCTCCCTGGCGAGATGTTCGCCGTGAAGATGGAGGAGCAGATGGAAATGGTTCGTGCCTGGAGTACCTGGAAGGAAGGTTGTGGCGCAGCCTTTACTGGCCGCAAGTTTGACAGCAAGGCTGCCATGGATGCCAACGATTACGAATTCCAGCAGATCTTTACCAACCTCCCTGCAACTGTTATTGGTGCAGAGATCAACGGTGCAAACGGCTTCTGGCAGATTACAGATGCTACTACTACAGCAACCGCTATCGAGGATATCACGAATGCGAAGGCTGGCGTAGCTTACTGTATCGAGATTGGTGAGGATGATACCAAGCATCAGCTTACCATCGCCAAGAGCGACAAGTTTGCGAACATTACCGCAGAATGGACTCCTAGCCAGCCGGGCGACTACATCATGGTTATTCTCGGTAAGGACGAGAAGTTCCGTGAGCTCGAACGTCGTGTAGGTGGCAAGCGAACCATTAACAAGGCTGTTCAGCCTAATGTTCCTGGTGGCCGTTAGTCCTTATTATATATATATTGTTAACTCGTAGGTGAGGTACGGCGTACCTCGCCTACATTTTCAGAAAATAATTATGAAGAAAAACAATATTCCAGTACGTTCTCGTACTTATAACCCTAACAAGGGTTATCATTATGCCCAGCATAAGGGCCGTCTTCTCTTCATGACGCTCATTATGCTGCTCGGCATCGTTTCACTTCTGCAGATGTTAGCTGATCCTACATCTACCTTCGGCATCGGTGGCACAGGAGTCTCTATGGCTTCGTTCGTTGCGCTGACCTCTATAGAAGATGTAACAGACCGAGATACCCATGGTTCTGCTATTGCATACCAGGTAGTATTGGTTCCTACGACTTTAATTGACATATCGAAGGCCTTTCCTCAGCCGGATAAAGACCGCATGGTCAAGGCAATTCCGTTTAAGACGGCTGCCGCTGACACCCTGAAGGCTTATCTCTTCGATGCGCACGATATTCCTACATTTACGGCTACGACAGAGAAGGGAGATATTACGACATCCGGCGAGAATAACCTGGTAATCATCATGGGTGGAACTCGCGTGGATCTCTATAACTTCATCGAAGAATTTGCCGGCGGTAAGTTTATTATTCTTTACAAGCATGTAAAGGATACGCAATGGTATATCGTCGGCGAACCTGAGCGCCCTATGATTCTCAATAATACGGAGACTAAGGATGATAAGGATGGCCGATACACCACCTTCACCTTTAAGCGTACATCTGTAGACCTTCCTTGCCTGTATGCTGAGGATCCTCTTGGTGTGACAGCTGCCGAGGCTGCCGCTCATTCAGAGACGGCTCCTGGCACAAAGCAGAATACGGCTTCAGGTTCTTCAACTGGTAAGTCAGCAATTTCTTAGCGTTTCTCATTTTATTTAGTTTATTAGTTAATTTTAAGGTGTGTCGCCACAAGAGGTGGCGCACCTTTTATAATATATATATAAGGTATGATTAGTAGAAGAGAAAAATTGCAATTATTCAATAAACTCAGAGGAGCCGGGCACGCTGAAGCCGACCTTGCTCTCCTGGAGGACGTAAACCCTCGCCATCCTAAACTTACTCGTTTTGCCCGTGATCCGAAGCGGTATGCAGACGAAATACTCTACGCCCTTTTGGATGAGTGCGATGAAGCGGATATCGTAGATCATCGAATCTATTTCGAGAAGTTGAATGAAAATATTGACGATACCCCGGCCGATGATAAGCAGGGACCAGAAAATGGTTCAAGTAACACTTCAGTCGATGATAAGCAGATACCTGATGATGGTTCAAGTAATACTTCAGCCGATGATAAGCAGGGACCAGAAGATGGTTCAAGTAACACTTCAGTCGATGATAAGCAGATACCTGCAGATGGTTCAAGTAACACTTCAGTCGATGATAAGCAGATACCTGCAGATGGTTCAAGTAACACCCCAGCCGATGATAAGCAGATACCTGATGATGGTTCAAGTAATACTTCAGCTGAAGAAGAGCAGGGGCCTGCAGATGGCTCAAGTAATACTTCAACCGAAGAAGAAGCTTCTGAAGGAGAAAATCAACAGGAATCAGAACAGCCTGATGCAGCCGACCCTGGCGAGGACTCAAAAAAAAAGTAGTCCAGAAAGAAGAGGAATATCCTAACATAGATTGGGATAATCTCTATAATGAGGACGTGCAGATGGCAACCGTCATCTATAACGACCGCATCAACACATGGCGCAAGATGAAGAAGCTCGACGAACTCCTGGATAAGAAACCGAAGGCGAATGATGTGGCTGCCATGGCGGAACTCCGCATCCGTAACCTTCAGGCATTCGACGAACTGAAGGCGTACAACGATACCGGCAAGTTTCTGTATAAGCATCCATTGCTGAGGGGCAAGTCTGAATTCAATGAACTCGTGAAGCTCTTCAAAAAGGATCCAGCCGAGTTTCTTCACAAGCACAAGAACGTTCTCGACAATATCAAGCGCTATAAGAGCTACATTAAAAGAGATGATCGCAAGGATAAACGTGCCAGCGACCGTGAGAACCTCCAGCGTCATCAGGAACGTGAACGTATGTTCAAGATGGTGATGGAGCAGTATAGTGACAAATCAGACAAATCAGATAGATAAGATGGATAAGACGGAATTAAAGAAGATTGCAGAAACCTGCGTCTCGATGGTGAAGAACGGAGGTGTACTAGAGCAGGCTCAACTCAAGGCTGATGAGAAGATAGCCGAGCTGGCAGCAAACGGTGACCTCGATGCCATCAAGCTACTGAATGAGCGGATGCAGGATCGCGAAGAACTGAAACTTAGAAAAAAGTTGTTTGGCGTATGAAAAGCGAGATAGAAAAACTTGAGAGTGTTCATCCGGACCTTATTACCACCTTCCTGACTACAGGTGAAGGCAAAGGCATTCCAGAGGATGTGCAGACCTTTCTGAAGCAACTGCAATGGGCTGCAGAAATCTACGAGTATGAACGTAATATTACCCGTGGCGCCAGGCAGCTCAAGCAGCGCATTGCTTCGCTGCAAAAGATAACCCTCGATGTGCGCACCTGCATGACACGCATCAATCAGGCAATATCTTACTTTAATGTAGATTGCAATGTGGCCATAAAAGTCTGGGAGAATGATTTTGCCAACAAGTACGAGGACCTTGCCAAGCTCTGCTCTGCTAAACGAGACTATAAGATGCAGAAGGCCTGCATGGACCAGGCTCTGGAATGCCGCAGACGTGCGTCTGAGCAGGCAGAGGCAGATAGAGATCTCGGAGTTGTGTTCCTCATTACTCCAGAGGTTACCCCAGAAGAGCTAGGTTTTCAGAAAAAGAACCTCAAGGAAATCGCCGGCAAGTACAACCGCGGTTTTTATATATCTCTCATCGATGGTTTACCTATCGAGAGTTCAGAAAAGAAACGATTGCTTCGTGATGCTGACATTCAGGAAGCGGAAATAGTGGAGGATCTAAGCGATGAGCCAACTGATTTTGAATGATAATACTCTCGGTGAATTCGAGCATTACTACATGAACAACATGCAGCTGCTTGCCAACATCATCGACCCCAACATGCTTTTTGCCGAGGTTGCCCGTGCCGGAGGTAAGACCGAAGGTGTGACGGGTCCTCGCCTGATACGAGTTGCCAACGATATGCCGGGAGAGCTTTCTTTCCTGGTGCACAAGACGTATGTGGCGCTGATGACCAACGTCTGGCCAAACATACAGGCATACTTCTCGCGCCAGGTAGTAGTAAACGGCCAGCAGAGGTCCATGCTGGAATATGGTATTGATTACGTAGTAGGAGAGAGCACTCTGCCTTCCCACTTCCGGAAACCCCGATATCCGATAGCGTATGCTAAGCATAGCGTGATCTTCCGCAATGGCGCTCATCTTCAGCTCGTATCAAGCGACCAGCCGGAATCCGTGGCAGGTAGAAACGCCGTGCACGCCTTCGTGGAGGAGATGAAACATAATAGTGGAGAAAAACTCAAAACCCGACTGTTCCCATCCTTACGTGGAGGTCCAGCAAATGTGCGCTGTTCTGCTTATTATGAAGGTGTTACGGGTGTGAGTGATACGGCTCGCGTCGACCTAGGTGAAGATGACTGGTTCGAGGATTACGAAAAAAAGGTGAACCCGAAACTTATCGAGGAGATCGCAACCGTTGCTCTGGAAGTTAATAAAAGTCTCTACCGCCTGTTCGTGCTCAAGCAGCAGGAGCGAGACTCAAAAGACCCTGTTCTCCTGGAGAAGATGCGCCTTGAGTCTGTTAAGCTAAATGCCTTCGTGGCGAGATGGAAACCTCGTCTGGCAGATATGAGGCGCAATGCCATCTACTATATCCGCGCATCCTCTTTCTGCAACAAGGATATCCTGGGACCGAAGTTCTTCAAGACGCAGCTCGATACCCTTGATATCGACGAGTTCCTTACAGCCATCTGCGCCATCCGCCACAAGGAGGTAACCAATAAGTTCTTCATTAACTACGACCACGCAAAGCATCAGTTCAAGGATAGCTATAAGTATGAGTCCATTCTTCGCCTGAACCTGAAGGATAGGTTTATCCTTACGGCAGAGTATCTTCTACATTACGACCCTCATGAACCGCTATACATGGGATATGACCCTGGCAACTTCCAGTCGCTCATCGTTGCCCAGAAAAAAGATTACGGTAGGCGTCTCGATATCATCAAGGAATTCTTTGCCTTCCTGCCCAAGGATTACAACGATCTCGTGGCAGAGGTACACCAGTTCTTCGGATCCGCAGCCGTCAACAAGACTATCTATCTCTATCCAGACCGCGCCGGCAACAAGCGCAGGGAGGAACGGGAACAGATAACTACCGACTCACTCAACCTGAAGGCAGCCCTGGAGTCGTATGGCTTCATGGTGATACTCTATAACGAGGATGCGCCTACCATCTACCATTGGCAGCAGTTCAAACTCTGCCAGATGCTCTTCGGCGAGCGCAGTCCGCTTCTGCCTGTCATCCGTATCGATGAGAATGAGTGCAAGAACCTCTGCTCTGCCATCATGATATCCCCTCTGAAGAAAACGGACGGGAAGATAGAACTTGACAAGAGTTCGGAGAAGAAACAGCAACTGAAGAATCAGGCAGGACTCACCACGCAGCTGCCTTCTGCGATGATTTACCTACTTTACGGCCTTTATTCTGATGCCGTGAAGGCGGAATTAAGTACATATCCTACCGATTTACCGGACAATTTCGAGATATAAACGCGGAATGATGCTGCATTTCTGCAGTAATAATTTTCACGGGCATATCAATAATTTACGGAAAATGAAAGGGTATAAATGCTAAAATGCTGATAATCAGCCCAAGCGGGCCGGCTGGGAGAAAAACTCCCAAAAACACCTCACCCAAACGTGCACGCACCGCTGGGAAGGGAAAGAGAGGTGCAGGCCTTACGATTTCCGGAAATATGACGGGTAACGGGTGCAGCCGGTCTTTTGCAGGGCGATAAATTTTCGCTATCTTCGCATCATTATGAGCAAGACAAGTAAGAACATCATCATGGATGGCATCACGGCACTCCAGTGGGCCAGGGAAATCAGTAAGCTTCCCGATGGGGAGTTTACCCTGGTTTTCTTTCCTTACTCCAGGGCGAGAGGTGAGGCGAGCGCAAAGCTTCAGGTGCGACACCATTGCAAGTACCGCACTCAGTTGCCGAAGGAGCGGTTCGCCATCGATGGAGAGAACTACCTTCTCTTTACAGACGAAGATGAAGAACCAAAGATGTGCTACCGGATTCTCATCAGGTACATGGGCTTTCCTCAAGACGGATTTAAACTTCACAAAATAAATTGGTTATAATTGGTTATGAAAGAATACGAAATTGATATGTATGGCAACGCCGGCATCTACCTTGCCGATGGCAATACCTTCACCTTCCAGCTAGGTGAGGGCGACTCCATCTTTGGTGCAGACCAGCTCTTCCAGTCACCACTCCTGGAGTCTCCATTCGGTGGCACGTTCTGGATGCAGCAGCACCACTATCTTGGCATACAGGGATATCAGGTGTTGATGCGTGGCTACAACAACCAGCAATGTGACGAAGTGACCAAGGAGATCAAGGAGAACCGACTGCTCCCTCGTCTCTATTCCAAGGAGATTAAAATGCTCTATGGCCATGGACTCGCCGTATACAAGCAGGCTATCGAGGATGGCAAGCTGGTACGTAAGTACGAGGAACAGCCTGAAGTAATGGAGTGGCTCGACTCCTGGAGCTCACGCGGCATTCCTTCAGTAGAGGAGTTCTGCAAGACCTGTATCAAGAACTTCTATTACTTTGGCGACTTCTTCGTGAAGTGGCGCTTCACCCGAGGCAAGGTGATAGGTATGGGCAAGCCGGTTGCTGCCCTCGAAGCCATGGAGAACCGTTACTGCAGGTTAGCAACTACCCGTCAGGATGTTGCTTCAGAATTGATTTCGTACGGAGACTTCAAACAGGTTGTAGTAGGGCGATTCTCCTATGGCTTATCGAGTTACTCGGTTTATCCGAAGTTCAGCTTTAACGAAGTTGACAACTACCGGTATGCTGCGATCTCTCATCACAGAGAGAAATCTGTAGACGAATTCTACGGCGCCAACGAGACACATCAGGGAGCTCGCCCATACATCCAAGGTAGTAACAAGACTGCCAGATACATTAACAGTTTTCTGAAAAACTCGCTGGCTGCAAAGGTCCACGTCATCATTCCGAATGCCTGGATCCAGAGCAAGCGCACACAGATGACCAAGCTCTGCGAGGAGAATAAGCGACGCAAGGCTAAGGGCATGGAGTTACTGAAGTATAACGGTATCGATATCGGTACAGACTTCAAGGAGTCGTGCATGGTCCGGTACGTCCGTGACGAGGTACGCAAGTTCAGCTCCTATCTGTCAGGTGCAGACAACCAGGGCAAAGGTTTCTCTTCTATCTCCTTCATGGATGCCCAGGGACACGAGCAGTCGTGGAAGGTGGAGACCATTGATCTCAAGTATAAGGAATATATCGAGGCGCTCATCTCCTACGACAAGCGTACCGAGCAAGCCCTTCTGTCTTCGGTAGGTCTTGATGCAGCCATATCTGCAGTAGATAAAGATGGAGTCATTTCTAAGAGTGGAAGTGATACCTATTATAATTATCTCATCTACATCATGTCGCTCACCTCAGAGGACGAAGTCTGCGCAGAACCGCTCAACTGGGCGTTGCGCATGAACTTCCCAGAACTCTACAAGCAGGGCTGCAGGCTAGGGTTCTACCGTGAGGTTCCACAACGGCAGGAAGATATAACACCATCCCAACGACTTAACCAGCAACAGGCATGAACAAGAAATTTCAACTCAATCAACTCTTCACCAGTTATGCGCAGTTCTGCAACTGCGCACCTGGTGCAGATACTAGCGCCGACTTCGACAGCCTTCAGGGCTCTGCCGTAGCCGCGCGCAAACGTATTGTTGCCATCATCGGCAACAATACGTTCTCCGATATTGTGAGCATCGAGGAAGAAGAGAGTGGCATCAAGGATTTTCTCCGCGCTGCCATGGCGAACCTTACGCTAGCTACTCAGATTATCTTCGATGCCGTGAACCGCAGGAAGAACGATATCAATCTCTACAAGTACGAGATGGAAGGCATGAAGCGTTCCTATATGGAGAACTACTTTAATGCGATGGATTCGTTGATTTCTGAACTTACTGAAGAGATAAGTGACGATGATCCTGTCGATATCCGTCTTGCCATGGAAGACTGGCGCAAGACCAATTACTACAAGATGCTCAGTAAGCTGAAGGTAGTTACTGCCGATGAATTCGATGAAATTTATCCTATCGACCTCTCGTATCTCTTCTTTTTCCGTTGCGTACCTCTCCAGAAGGAAGTGCTCGATGAAGGCATAGGCGCCTATTTCGACCGGCTCGAACAGGGAGGAGAAGACCAGACATTTGCAGAGTTTGCCCAGAAGGCGCTGCCTATGCTCAAGCGTGCTCTGGTGAAGAAGACCGTGGCGAAGGCTCTCAGACGTTTCGATATTCTGGAGTTCCCTGCCACCATCCGCAACCTCTTCGACGACAATACAGCCACCCGCTCAGGCAGCGACGAGGCAAGCCGTGCACTCCAGCTCGCCACACAGCTAGACGGGGAGGTGGAAGATCTGCTGCATAATGTGGATATGCTCCTCGATGCTCAGGAAGGAAACGATTTTCTTTCCTTCTCTGCCGAGAACCGTCCGGACGACAATATGTATTTAATGCCATAAAAGCTTATGAAAAAGACGATAACCGTAAGAGCAAACGGAATAGAGCATGAAATTCCGAACTCGTGGGAACTACTCACTTCTGACCAATATCTGAAGCTGGTGGAGCTGCTTTCTCTTATGGAGAGTGGGCAGTTTTCCCCAGGCGCCGTGAAATGTCTGTTTTTATGCTACATGAAGGGATGGAGCCTGAATAAGATTAAGCGTGATGAGCGAACTCTGGAGAACTTTATGTCTATCGCCAGCCAGTTAACCTTCATCTTCCAGGAGAAAGATGATAAGTTCGTGCTCGATCTCTGTTTCTGCCGCCAGCAGTTGCCGATTATCTTTATCGACAAGAAAGCCTATTATGGCTACGAGGTCAATACAGATTTCAAGTCGCTCACCTGTTCGCTCACGGCCCTTCAGTATATCGAGGCGCGCCAGCTGCTCGATATGGGCGAGGAAAGTCTTCCTCTGCTGGCTGCCATTCTCTACTTCGACAAGGAAGTGTACTCCTCGGAAGAGGCGCAGAAACTCGCTCTGAAGTTCAAGAAACTGCCAGTCAATACTCTCCGGGCGATAGCTTTGAACTTTACTGCAGTAAATAATTTCCTCTTCTCGAAGACTGAATTTTCCCTGCTCACCAAGTTTATACCTAAGGAGGGCAGCAGTATTACTACCGATGCAACCGATGCGCTCTACGATCTCTCCAAGGATGGACTGGGTAATGCCCGTCAGGTAGAACAGCTGAATGTGCTTACCTATCTCCGCATTCTCCGAAAGAAAACTATCGAGGGAGTAAAGAGTCTGAAGGCTACCGGTATGGAGTTGGCCAAGATAGCAGACGAGGTAGGATTACCTCTGGAGATAGTTAAAAAGATTATATAACTAAGGCAGGGAAACAACCTCTCTGCGACAAAAATATAAAAGCCTATGTTATTGGATTTATTCGAATATTTCGCCAAGTTTCCTGCTACTGCAGGAGTTACGAAGGGTATTGCCAACAAGGGCGAGAGTAGTATGGAAGAATATGCTACCGTGCTCAAGGCAATCAAGGAGATGCCCGAGAAAGAACTGGTTCCGGAGATAGAAAACTACGTTTACGGCCAGTCGTTCGACGAACTGAAGCAACGCATCGATAAGCTTACCGGTTCCTTCCTGTTCGTAGATTACGGAGAAGTGGATATGCAGAGCGATGGGCGCCGGAGTTTCCAATGTACCCAGCGCATAGCCGTGACTGTAGCGATGAAGCTGTCTGCTCATGCCGATATGCTCGAACGGGTCATAGCCAACGACCGCACCCTTCAGATGCTGTCGAAGGTACATGCCCGTATTTTGGCAGATGTGGAGACGGAAGGACTCTACTGGATGGACCGGGAGAGCGTTACTACCTGCGAGATCATTCCGTTCGTATCTGCAGAGCTTCAGAGCTACGGCTGGACCCTCATGCTATCTGCCACAGGTGCAGATATCCTCGATGTTCACCGGATGTCGCGAGAGATGGCGTACTAGCGTCCTTTGCGGTTCCGGAATATTTGCGTAATTTTGCAATATCAAAAACATAAGGCCGAAATGTTATGAAACAATATAAACGAAATATACCGATGATAGCAATCACCTCGCTCCCTCTGACGGCCGTGTCGGAAGGGTTCCAGTATGTGTATCAGGACTGGGAGTTCGCCAAGTGGATAGCGATAGCCGTCTCTATCGATACCTTCCTGGGTGTGTGGAAACATCTTATCCACAAGGATGCGTCTAGCGAATCCTTCTTCTCCAGGTTCACGAAGAAAATTGTAATCTACATCTTCCTGATGATCCTGAGTAATTTTGCAAGTCATGCCACCGTAGAGGGCTCTACCGTTGGCGCGATGCAATGGATAGGAACCTATATCTGCGTGTTTATGATGGTACGCGAGATATTCTCAATTATTGAAAACATACAGGCTATATATCCGATATTCCCGAGGAACTTCGTAAAGCACATGAAGGACTTCAACGACAAGGGAGACTACATCGGCGGCGGTCCTATCAACTTTTCAGAAAGAGATGCGCCCGATGATGCATCATAGGTATACATTATTATAATATATAAAGGTATGGCAAGTAAAACTCAATTAGCCTTCGCCCGCCAGGTGTATGCTGCGGCCGTGGAGGCAAAAACAGAAATAGATCCTGCCTTCGTTACTGCCCAGGCGATGCTTGAGACGGGATGGGGTGCAAGGGTTATCGGTAAGGCTAACCTCTTCGGTATTACCAAGGGCAGCCAATGGGACGGAGATATAGTCATGGTGAAGACTCATGAATACTTCAAGACGCCTAACCAGAAGCTCAAGGAGCCAGACCGCATCGTCTCTGTGTGCAAGGTGACAGGCAAAAATCTCTGGTATTATACCGTGATGCGTGCCTTCAAGGACTTCGATTCTGTAGGCGACTGCCTGAAGGAACATGAACGTCTCTTCCAGAAGCCTGGCTACAAGGATGCCTGGCCATGCCGCAAGGACCCGTTCAAGTTTGCCCAGAAGATATGCGACGGGGTAGGGTGCAAGTACGCTACAGATCCTACGTACCTCACCACCATTACCTCGATTATCAAGACGATCCAACGGAAGTGTGTATAAGTTTTAAGTGTTTTATTGTTATTTGTTGTAAGTTGTGAATAGGTTTATAGGTTTTATTAAGGTTATTTTTCTAGTGCTGATTCCGCTCGCCCTGGTTGTGGCATTCAAAGAGTGTCACGACCTCAGGGGCGAGGCGGAGCGCACGAAAGAGAATCAGGATGTACTCCTTCACAACGGTAGGGTAGAGATAGGACGGACGCAGTCAGGCAGGCCAAGAGCTTCCGTGCAGGCGATCACGTTGAAGACGTCTGACCTAAAGCGTAACCCCGACTCTCTCCTTGCCGTTAACAGGAAGGAACTCAAGATAAAGAAAAGCCGGATCATGGCGGCAGCTACAACCTCTACCACCACCCAGGTAGACGTGAAGGCAGCCATCCGGCCGGTTCCTCACGATACATGCAGTCGAAGTCTTTCCGGTCTTTACCGACCGCCCGACGTCTCGCAGACGGTTTCCTGGAGCGATCCATGGATAACCCTGCGGGGCGATATCGAGGGCGACAGCATGCGGGTGCATATCGAGAGTCGCGATACCCTTCAGGTGATTGTTCATCGTGTGCCGAAGAAGTTTCTCTTCTTCCGCTATGGGACCAAGGGTGTACGCATGGAGGTGGTGGGCCAGAACCCGCACTCCCGGCTCTCTTATCCAAGGATTATCATGTTTAAGAAATAGTTTAAGCGTTTATAGGTATGTGTAGTTAGGCTGAATTTTATATTAGATGTATCTTTTTTATACTCATGATTATTAGTTACAGTTATGATCTTCTAACATTGCACAAGCGTGTGTTCTAATTCTCATATGGAAATCTATCGTTCTTGTTGTAGAGTACGGTTTTCCAAGTTTATAAAGTTATCAAAATTACCAGGAAGCCCCGGTGCGAGATGCATCGGGGCTTTTTCTTGCTGTTTTCTGAAAATAATCAGCAAAATGTTTGATGGTTCCAGAGAAAAGTACTATCTTTGCAGGCGTAATGATGACATTGAACTAAGGTTGTGTGCAGATTGAGCAGAGTTTGTACATAACAAGTGAAAAGAAATACAGCTGTGTGGCTCGTGCTGAAGGACTGCTCTCCGGATGCACGGGCCCTTTTTTATGATTATGAAACCAAACTACAATGAGGATGGTTGGCCAGAGGATCCGAACAGTTACCCGGACACTTCAAGTCATGGGAATAATCCCAAGAGAAGATAAGGCCAGTATGATGACCGTAGTCGTTGCACTCACTATTACAGAGGCGATGATTGCGGTCATCGCTCGTTTTACGTGGCTGTTCCTTCTGTTAAGGCAGGCGCGGTTATACTCTGTGGCGTTATGAGTGCGTCTGATGGATGATATTACGAGATGATGCAGGTATTCATCGTTTGCCTTATCGTCATCCTGCAAGCCTTTGTTCATGGCTACGTCTACCAGGTCGTCTCTCAGCATCGTGGCAGCATCATCTCCCAGGGCCATGAAGTCGTGTACCCACATCACCTTACAGAATAGGATAAGCAGCGCCGTTCCGGTTCCTACCCATAAAGGGAGAGTGATTGTTATCAGCACCATGGTCATCTTTTCCGTGGCAAGGAAAGCCGTGAGTGCCATGAATACCGTCATAATGAAGCCTGCCAGCGTATAGTTGCGGTCTGTTGACTTGCGATACTGCTCCAGTATGCTGCTGGCTCTCTGGTCTGCCCGTTCCAGCGCATATCTGGCAAGCTCCATGCTGGCAAAGGAGGCGGCCTTGTTACTTACTATCTTTTCCATACCTTATATATATTAAATAGGTGAAACATTTCTTTTCTGCAAAGATACACTTTTTCCCGCTTATTTCCGTATCAAGATGTTAAAAATGAGTTAAACATAAAAGAAAGTTTATGTTTTATTTGGTCATTAAAAGAATTTTATGTACCTTTGCATCGTGAATAGATAACTAGATGTTTAACAATTTAATTTTAAGCGTATGACACAAAAAGAGCTAGAGCAAGAAATTAAAAGAAAGGAAGACGAAATCAAGGCCCTTCTCGAACTGAAAGACTTGGTCTTCGATTACGAGAGACAGATTGATTTGAGACTCGCAGACCTTTCTAAGCTCTACAAGCAAAGAAAAAACTAAAAAGTCCTCCCCTAAGGGGGAGGTTCTTTAAACAATATAAATATAAGAATATGGAGAATATTAAAGAATTAATGGCAGAGTACATGGCATTGGCTGGCAAGCAGGATGTCAAGAGCAAAGAGCGCAGAGACGAGATTCATCGCTATCTCAGCGCAAATGCTACGGAGGAGGATAAGAAATATATTAGTGAAGTGGTTGTAGATAGAGTAGCAAACCTGAAGCTGGAGGTTGCCACTTTGCGTGAGCAGCTTGCAGAGGCAGATTATAAATTGCTTCCACTTCGCTACATCGCACAGAAATACTTCGGTAAAAGCGCTGCATGGCTCTCTCAGCGTCTCAATGGTACAGAGGTTCGTGGTCATGCTTATACGCTCAATTCCGAGCAGAAAGATATTTTCAATCGTGCCGTCCAGGAGATTGGACAACGCATTAGCTCTTTGCAGTTAGCATAGGGTTATCTATTCACACATCAGCCCCGGTGCAGCAACGCATCGGGGCTTTTTCATTCCCCAAACCCCTCATTTTTATGCTCTACAGCATATTTAAGTGTTAATTATTCTCATCGTGAGAAAATTTCCCGATTTTTATTTGGCGGTTCCGGATTTTCTTCTTACCTTTGCCGACGGTAATAAGAAGATTGTAAACAATCCGGCTGGGCGACCGTTTCGCCTATGGCTTCAGGCCGCAGGCTTTTTTTATGCCTAATCGGGAAAAATATTTTTCCTAACTGGGAAAATATATTTTCCTAACTGGAGAAATTATTCTCGCAATAAATGGCGGCTGCATGAACCGTAAGAATTGAAATGTCCATCCGGATAAGTCATCTTCTTATTACCAACGGGGAATGCAGCCGCCACCCTTTTGTACAATCGGCTGTTAATGGTAATAAGAAGATGCGATATGCAGAATTCTATTTTGATTAGTGATGCTCAGGTGCGCCCTGCAGGCATCAGCGTAGAGGAGGGCATGAAGGCTCTCAAGTGTGAAATCAGGAAGCTCGCCAAGACCAAGAGCGAGACCTTCTCCTACCTTTGCGAGGAGACGGTTACGTATGGCGAAGTAGCTATGACCATGGCAGGTTTCTTCGCCTTCATGGCAGTAGCTGTATTAGGTGGCTTCATTATGGGAGGGGAGGTGATGTAGTTATGGCAAAGATTGATGTAATAGGAGATGTTATGGAGCGTCTTGCCGAGTACAAGATGTTCTATCCCGACACTACGATTACCCGTGTAGGTTTCGAGGATTGCAATTCTATCTCTCACAAAGATGGTCTGGAGCTGAGCAAGCAGGTATGCCACATGACGCATAGCGGACTGCTTCAGTTCAAGATGTTCAAGAACAGGATGTATATCTTCAAGTCGAGAGAGTTTCTGAAGGTGGCTGCCGGTTTCAAGAAGGGAGCCAAGGTAAGGTTCCATGATCCCCGCACGCCCGATGACCACCGTGAGAGCGTAATTCTTGCCGACGGACTGCGCTATGATGGCGGCATTCCTTTCATCTGGACCAAGGATAGCGATGCCGACTGTTTCATGGAGTGCAACACCTTCGCGGTATATTGGCGGCCGATAGAAGAAGACGGAAAATAACTGTCTTTTTCAGATTAGAGAAAAGTGAGTAATTTTGCAGTATAAATACTATCATTTATTGATTATGGATACAGACAGGCAAAATAACTACACAAGCTATCTAGGCTATTTGTCTTCGAGTGGGACCACCTATCGCAAGATAGGGCTGGCGGCAAAATACGTCCTCATCTTCCTAGAGGAAGCTGACGAGATAAGCCGCAGGGGTTACCAGAGATACAAGCGTGCTCATGCTTCAGAACTTTCCATCATGCCCGGTGCTACCGATGCCATCCTCGACTTTCTGTCGTTCATCGGCATAGGCTACAGCCGGGCGAAGCGCAAGGTGAAATCGCTGGAGAAGAAAGAAGATATCTGTGCCCGAAACGAGAAGAAGGTGAACGAGTTCATCGAATGGCTGGACACCGAGTCGGACGCCAGCGAACGTACCCGTGAAACCTACCGTTTTGCTATCAGGAGTTTCTTTTCTTATGCCGACGAGTTCAACCAGGAAAACGTGAAGCGGTTTCTGAAGACGCTGGAAGAGCAGAAGATGAAGCCCGCCACCATCAACAACCGCATGTGCGCCCTGGTGAAATACTCCAAGTTTGCGAAAAAGCCCATTTCCGTGAAAAGGGTGAAAACCCAGCGCAAGCTCTCTACAGACAATATACCTACGGAGAAGGAGTATCAGGCACTACTGGCTTATCTGAAGCAGAAACCCAACCGGGACCCTTACTACTGGCTGAGGATCCTTGCCACTACAGGCCTTCGCCTGCATGAGTTCATGAAGCTCTCGTGGGAGGATGTAGCCGCTGGCGAGGTGGTTCTGAAGGGCAAGGGCAGCAAGTTCCGCCAGGTGTTTTTTCAGAAAAGCCTTCAGCAGGAGGTGAGGGAGTATATGAAGGAGACGGGCAGGACGGGGCATCTCTGCATAGGTAAGTATGGTCCCATGACCGACAAAGGTTTCTCTGAAAGACTGAAGAGTTGGGGCGACCATCTGGGCATAGCCCGGAGCAAGATGCACGCCCACGCCTTCCGCCACTTCTTTGCCAAGCAGTATCTCAAGAAGAACAAGGATGTGACGCAGCTTGCCGAACTCCTTGGCCATAGTAGCTTAGACACAACAATGATTTATCTACAGAAAAGTCATGACGAACAAAAAAGAGACTTTAATAGAAATGTTACGTGGTAGCATAGCGAACGTTCATGCAACTTGTGATTTATTCGAGGATGTGAGCATCTACGATGATACCGGCCATGTAGATTTATCCTTCTTTGAGGTAATGCTGGAGTTACTCAATGAAGTGAAATATGCAGAGCTGTGTCTCACCCGAAAGCTTGCCTACCTGCTTGCTCCTGACTTCGCAGACGAAACCGAGGGCAAGTCTTCCGGCAAGCAGGACGGGAAGAAGCTGTCAGCAGAGGAAGTGCTCAAGCAATGTACGTTCAAGGACAATATACTCTATCTGCCCAATGTGCAGCTGAGCAAGAAGACCTATGCCGACGTGAAGCTCTGGATAGAGGAAGCCGGCGGCAAGTGGACGGGCGGCAAGGTGCAGGGTTTCAGCTTCGACTTCGATGCTACCCGAGTGGCAGGCATACTGATGGAGGGCAAGCGTTGCAATCTGGCCAAGGACTTCCAGTTCTTTGCCACGCCACCCGAGGTTGCCGACTGGCTGGTATCGCTGGCAGGCGATTTCAGTCCCGACTGTAAGGTTCTGGAGCCTAGTGCAGGAACAGGAGCCATCATCGATGCCATCCACAGGGTGCAGCCAGACGTGGTTGTAGATTGCTACGAGCTGATGCCGGAGAATAAGGAGAAGCTTTCCAAGCTGGATCATATCCGCCTGCTAGGCGACGACTTCACCCAGGCAGAGCACTCTTCGGAGTACGACCTGATAGTAGCCAACCCTCCCTTCTCGAAGAACCAGGACATCAGGCACGTGATGCAGATGTATCATGATCTCAAGCCCGGCGGAACCGTGGCAGCCATTACTTCAAGGCATTGGCAGCAGGCTTCGGAAAAGGCATGCAAGGATTTCCGCGCATTCCTGGAAGAAGTTTCCGCCCAGGTTTACGAGATAGAGGAAGGTGCCTTCAAGAAGAGTGGTACGGGTGTGGGAACTATCGCTATCGTGATTAATAAGAAATGAGTGAAAAATAGCCAAACATCACTCATATGTTTGTCCTTTGACACGCAGCAAAGATTTCGTACCTTTGCAGCGTGAGAATTTTAACACAAATATTTATGGTACAACTTAATTAAAATTAATGATTATGGAGAATAATAATAATCAGGAACAGAATACCGCTACTCAGACAGCACAGAACTTAACATCAGGTAATACCGGCACGCAGGTTAAGCCGCTCACAACAGAGGGTTTCCACACCCTTCTTGCAGCCAACACATTTGAACTCTCGAAGGCGAGAATAGCCTACGCCACCGAGATTGCCGACCTTCAGCAGGAGTATGATAACACCATGGACACCATACTGGAGAAGGAGCACCAGGCGAACTATGAACTCCGTGAAGCCCGCGAAAAGTTCGAGAAGGCCAAGGAGGAGTATGAACTGTTCCTCAGAGAGTTGAAGAAAGAGCGCAACGAGGCCGGGCGAACCCACAACGAGGGCAAGGCAGAAGCCAAGAACCGCTGGGCTGCCGCCAACGAGCAAATTCAGTCCATCCGCCACAACATCTTCGAGCGCTATAGAAATTCTGGGGGGGCACTCTCACAAGGTACCGAAGGACTCCTGCACCCAGCCTGGACCAAAGACAAGAAAGGAGAAATGAGCGATGAAGAAAAGTAGAAACTGCAGAAGACGCACAGCTAAGCTGACTACCAAGGATATCTTCAAGCACCAGTACTTCATGAATATTGTCAAAAGTATGAACGCCCATAAGGTGGAACTCAAATTTCTGAGGGACAACAAAGTTGTCGCATCAGTTGATTTCATCGAGGATGCTCCACACAAACAGACTATTATCCGATGGTATGATCATCGCTACTATACTCTTCCATATGGAGCTAAGGAGGCTAAGCCACTCAATATGACTTTGGCCAAGTGGAAATCCATGAACAACGGATAAGGGGCTCCAGGAGATAATAATTAGTGCTTGCAAATCAAGGAAACAAGCCAATCAGTAACAATAATAATTAAACTAGCAGATTATGGAAAATCAGAATAAAGATGCTGCAGCTAATGTTGCAGCCAACGTGGAGGAAGAAAGAATGCACCCTATCTTCGAGGAGTGCGAAGTAATGAACGCCGGCAAGCCGGCACGCGAACATATGCTCAGCCTGAACGGCATGTACATCTCGGGCATTACCGATGAACAGCTCAAGGAGATGCACGAGAAACTGGGCGAAATGCTGACAGGGGAGAAACCTATGAAGTACTTCTATGCAGAAGTCATAATTCCTTCTAAGGATGGACGCTACGATATCCGGCACGACATGGTTGCCAGTTCGACTGTTGAAGGTACATTCCCGTTGACGAAAACAATTCAAGATACCAGAGACCAGCATCTTGAAGACGAGTCGCTCGATTTAAATCGCATTCATGTTTCGTCTGTCTTCGAGATAAACAAGGCAGACTACAATATGTTCATCACAACCCGAGTGCTCGCTAACAAAAAAGAATAGTAGTTTTCAAGTTTATCATGTAATAAAGCTTTTTAATATTCAAAAGAGTCAGATCTCTAATTAAGGATGGCTGCCCGTGAGGGTGGCCATTTTTTCTGGAGCATAAATTTGGTTTTTCAGAAAAAGTGGTGTATCTTTGCACCCGAGAATTAGTAACACATTAAAATATACAGATTATGGGACTGATAACGTATATACAAGGCTACTCCGCCATTATAGCGGTAGTACTGATGCCTTTCCTGGTTAAGAGTAGAATTCCCGCCTACTGGGTACTCTATCTTCTGTTCTGCACCATTCTTACACCCTTCATAGGGTATCCTCTATATCGGATCTGCATCCTCAAGAGATAGGGTGCAGTCCTTTGCCCTTCGCCTGTCTGTTACTATATTTGCATTACTAATTAGTAATGTATAAGAATATGGTAACAGACAGTCTTGTTAAAAAGAAATTCGTTCACGAGACTCTTCAGGAAGGCATCCTGAAGATATACTCCACCCAGGAGAATGTGGTGCGCAATCATTACAAGCGCCGTACCGGCCGATTGCTCACCACGCTTTCCGCTCACTCGTTCGACAGTCAGATATCGGGCGAGAACCGTACCATCTTCGTACGGATCCTTCCTTATCTCCGTTTTCTGGATATGCAGTACCGGCAGCGCAACGACCGTGTCAGCAAGTTCAAGCGCAGGAACCTCGCGCTCTATAACCGCGTGGTCTGGGGTGTGCTGTATCACGAAACATTCCCTAAGCTTCGCTATGGCTTTACCGACGAAGTACGGAACAGTATACGCCAGGAACTGGAAAAATCACTCAACCCACAAAAATCATAAGTTATGGCCAACAAACATTTAACGGAAGACGAAATCCGATATACCGTAGATGTGAAGACTGCCGATGCGCAGAAAGCTATCTACAACCTGGAACAGCAGAGCAAGAAGCTTCGCTCAGAGAATAAGGCGCGACTCAACCAGATGATCAGCCTGGAGGCAGCCGGAAGAAAAGAGTCGGAAACCTACAGGAACCTGAAGAAGCAGTACTCCGAGACCAGCAAGGAGATCCGCACGCTTACCGACCGTATAGGCGAGCAGACAAGCAAAATCGATATCCTGGATATGAGTATGGTGCAGCTGAAGAAACAGCAGAAAAGCCTTCAGAAGGAACTGGATAATACCGTGCAGTCGCTCAATCCAGAGGCCTATGGTGTGCTGGAGCAACGTCTGAAGGATGTTTCCGGACGCATCTCAGAACTGAAGCAGAACGCCAAGAGTTTCGGGGAACTCGCATCTGATGATACCGTGAACGGAGTGCTTCTGGGTAATCTGCTGACCAAGGGCGCAGAGCTCTTTGGAGAAAAAGTGAGGGAGTTTACGGATTCCATCGCAGAGCTCGTTAATGGCGGTCTTGAGATGGCAGAGCAGGCAGATGGTGTAACCAAGGCATTCAACGACCTGAACCAGGAAGGATTGCTGGATAATCTCCGCAAGGCAACCAAGGGAACCGTAAACGATGTGCAGCTGATGACAGCTGCCGTACAGGCTAACGATTTCCGCATTCCGCTGGAAGATCTGGGCAAGTATCTGGAGTTCGCCCAGCTGAAGGCACAGCAGACTGGCCAGTCGGTAGACTACATGACCAACAGCATCGTGACCGGTCTCGGACGTAAATCTCCGATGATTCTTGATAACCTGGGTATTTCTGCGGCAGAAATCTCGGAGAAGACCAAGGAGACGGGCGACTTCATGAAGGCTGTGGCAGAGATTGTAGATACCCAGCTGGCTGCAGCAGGAGAAACCTATATCAGCGCAGCCGACCGGGCAGCCCAGAAGACGGTAGAACTGCAGAACGCCCAGAAGGCTCTGGGAGACGAAATCCTCCCGCTCAAGGAGCAATGGGATGAAGGCTATGCAGATATGCAGCTGAACACCATCAGTCTCATTTCCTGGTGCGTAAAGCATCAGGGCGTGGTGAAGACGCTCGGCATCCTGCTCACAGCCTTCACGGTTGTAGCAATCGCCACCAGCGACGCCATCAAGACGAATATCGTCGTGACTAAGGGTGCTGCAGCAGCACAGCAGGCATGGAACGTAATCTCCGCTACCGGAATCGGACTCATGAAACTGCTGCAGGCGGGTTTCCTCCTGCTTACAGGTAGGGTTACTCAGGCAAAGGCAGCATGGGCATCGATGAACGTCACCATGAAGGCAAGCGTCTTCGGACTGATTGCTGCAGGAGTTGCTCTCCTCGCCATGAAGCTCTGGGACATGAAGAAGGCGACTGATGCGTCAACGCTGGCGCAGAAGGCACTCAACAATATCAGGACAGAGGCACAGAAACAGGTGGTGGAGGAAAAACTGAAACTGGAGAACCTGATAAAGGTGGCGAAAGACGAGAAACTCTCCATGGACGAAAGATACAAGGCCGTGGACGCTCTCAACAAGATAGTTCCTCAATATAATGCTACCATCGACAAGACTACCAAGAAGTTCAAGGCATCGGATAAGGCTCTGAAGGCTTACATCAACAATCTGGTGAAACTCTATGAGGTACAGGGCGCTAAGAAGCAGATACAGAGTCTTGCCGAGCAGCGAGCCGAACTGGAGGTTAAACTTGCCGGCGCAAAGAAGAACCTTTCGGGCGCAAAATCAGCACAAGGTCAAGGTGTTTCTTATACCACATCCTGGGGTGCGGTAGGTAATACTCAGAGCGATGCAGTCGGTCACTTCCAGTCGCAGGTCAATTCGATATCGAATAGCATCAAACAACTCGATACGCAGATTCATACCATTACAGGCGCCTTCGGAAAGGGTATCATGAATCAGGCCGTGAAGGAGTCGCCGGAACCGGAAGTTCCGGACAGCGGCATCGGAGGTGGTGGCGGCCATGCCGGAACCACAAATACCACCTCCAAGCCTAACCCCGACGATATCGCATCGAAGAAGTTTTCTGAAAACCGGCAGGCTGATATCGATGCAGCCAATCAGGATTACCAGCAGGACGTGAACAACTGGAACATGGCTCTTGCTCAGAAAAAGGTGTCTCAAGAGAAGTACGACCTCGCCATGCAGGCTCTGAAGACTCAGCATACCGCCAACATCCTCGCCATCGAAACCTCGTATAGCGAGCAGTCGCAGAATATCGGTATCAAGGACGGAGAGAAGAAGAAATCACTCCAGGATAAACAGCAGGCGAACCTCCGGGCTGCAGAACAGGCTCATTTCGAGCAGCAGGTGGCAGTAGAACAGGCTTACCAGGATGCCCTGGCAAAGGTAATGGAGCAAGGGGAGACGCAGCAGGAACTGACCCTGGAACAGCAACGCGACCAGAAACTGGAAGTGCTGAAGGGATATTACCAGGCTGCGCTCAATATGGCCAAGCAGAACGGGGAAGATACTACACAGCTGGAGAAGGCATATAAAGATGTGCAGGCTCAGATAAAGAAGGAGTATACGACCAAGCAAAACGAGCTGCTTGACGAACAGGATGACAAGAAGAAGCAGGCAAGGCAGGCTCTCGGTTTCGACCAGCAGAGCGAGTACGACCGGCAACTGCTGCAACTGAAGCAGGCACTCGACAACCAGTATATCACTCAGCAGGAATATGAGGAGAAAGTGCAGCAGCTGAAGAGAGATTCCTTCATGAAGCAGGCTCAGTATTATACAAACCTCTTCAGTAATGTCGTGACTTCGCTGCAGAATGCCGAGATGGCGAACGTGGATGCCAAGTATGATGCAGAGATCAAGGCTGCCGAGGGTAATACGGCACTCCAGGAGAAACTGGAGAAGAAGAAAGCTAACGAGAAACTGAAGATACAGAAAAAGTATGCTGACGTGAACTTTGCTATGCAAGTGGCTCAGATTGTCTCCAATACTGCAGTATCTATCATGAAGGCACTCGCCGATTTGGGACCTATTGCCGGACCTGTTGCTGCAGCCCTGATGGGTGTGACGGGTGCAGCTCAGTTGGTCGTGGCAAATGCAGAGCGACAGAAGGTGAAGCGTATGACCCTCAACGGAAGCGCCAGCGGTTCTTCTTCGGTAGGTTCCCGTGTGGCAAGCGGACGCGAGAGTGGTGGACGTATCGATGTAGAGCGCGAACAGGATGGAAAACACTTCAACGCCGAGTACGCACCAGGTAAACGCGGATATGTAGATCATCCTACCGTCATCGTAGGCGAGGGACCTAGGGGCAGAAGCAAAGAGTGGGTGGCATCGAATGCAGCCCTGGAGAACCCTACCATCGCTCCGCTTATCAACCTGATGGATGCTGCCCAGCGTGCCGGACAGATAAGAACCTTCGATATGAGCAAGTATCTGATGGCCATGCAGGGCAGGGCGCTGGGTGGAAGCATCGCCCGACAGTCTGCCCGGATTAGTCCTGAAACCGCATCAGGAGGGGCAGATTTTTACGTCCGGACGCAGGAATCTGCGCATCGCGATGCAGGAAATGCTACGTCGGGACGCAATAATGACGAGCTCCTGGAACTGCTCAGAGAGCTTAGGAGAGACGGAATTCGCTCGTTTGTTTCACTCTCGGATCTGGACGCTAAGCAGGAACTGAGAAACCAGGCGAGAAAGTTTGCTAAAAAATAAAATCTTCTGAACATGAAAATAACAAATCTGGATAAAGGAAAGGCCTACCAGCTTGGCGAAGACGCCAAGCTGGAGGTAGAACGTACCAACCCATTCTTCAACGATTACGGGGAAACGACCTCCCCGCTGGATATCCCGGCAAGTGATTACAACCGCATGATACTGAACTATCCCGATACCTTCGGCTTGAGAGACAAGATGGTGGCTACGAACGTAAGCATCGAAGACGGTGAGTATTTCGCCCAATGCCGGCAGATTGTTCTCTCGGCACAGCACAAGGGAAACATCTCCTCTTCCTTCTACATCAACGACGGATCCTTCTACTCGAAGATACAGAACGTAAAACTGAAGAGTATCTTCAAGGACGAGATGATACCGGGGTGCACGACCGTAGACGAATGTATCGAGTTCTGCAAATCTCTCGTAGGTGGCAAAAACGAGAACTATGATATCTTCCCGGTTCTGCTTACCGATGACTCGGGTAGAGATACCGAGTACAACTACAAAATACTGAACTGGGGATGGAATGCAGGTACTATGCGTACTGCCAGCTACTGGAGATATAAGGAAGGAGGCGGTTACGAATACGTAACAGCTCACGAGATGCATACCTATTCTCTGGGCGTTGACTCGCCGTATTTTGCGGGTGAATGGCTGCTTACTGATCATGTAAACGAAATACCGATATCTCTGACGAAGGGATATTATATATCTCCTTTTATCCGTGCCAATTATTTGTTGAAGCGGATTTTCAAGCATTTCGGGTATGACCTCAAGGAGAATTTCTTCACCAAGACGGCTCCATTCAATAAGATGGTTGTCTTGAACAACGTGATAGACGTGCTAGTGAATGGACATATCCGTGTAGAAGACCTTCTGCCAGACGTGTCAGTATCTGATTTTCTCTCAGTTTTTCGGAAAAAGTTTCTATGCGAGTTCGTTTCTGATGAAGGAACTCATACTGCAGATATCATCTTCCTGAAAGATGCGATAGACAGTAAGCCGGTTGCGGATCTTACCCGCCAGATGACTGAAGAACCTACCTTATCTTATAAGGCTGCATCCGATTATAAACGTGTGGTACTGCGCCCGAAGTATCAGGCGGATAGCGATACAGAGGATAGTTACGATGATATTAAGGATATGGTATCGAAAAATTCTGGCGCCTACTTTGATAGCGCAGACGGTTGCTTCTATAAGAAAGGTTATTCCGGCAACTACAGCGTGAAAGTAAAAATAGGTGGCTGTTCTCAGAGCTACGATTCTGGAGATGATGATATTGATACTCAAGATGTAGAAATACCAGAGATGATACCGGAGGTTCGTACGCTCAAGTTTAGGGAAATCTTAGACGGGGAGACCGTGGAAAGAGACATGGACAGGCAACTGTATATCGGCGATTACGCTACGCTGAATTCATCGATGAAAGTTGCAACGGAAGACGGAGAAGAGGTAAGTGAATCGACTCCTACGTTGCCCGTCATGCTCGCCTTCCCTTACGTATCTTCAGATGGTATAGCTTGCGGAACCGTGACAGCATATGATACGCATCTATATTCAAATGTCGGGTTCGGCTCGCATCAGGGAGAACAGACACCCCGGAAGATATTCGATTATTCCCTGGTGTATAATGGTGAGGATGGTATCTATGAAAAGTTCTACCGGCAGTATGATCTCCTGCTCAGGAATTCGCTCCAGGAACTCAAGGTAAAACTGCTCCTCTCCCAGTCGCAGAAGCAGAACCTTCCTTCTTATGCGAAGGTTGTGATTAGAGGCGTAAGTTTCTTCTTCAACAAGCTGAAGTTCACCCTCGGAGGAAAGAGCGAACCAACCGAAAGCGAGCTCAGAACCATCGCTCTCACTACTCCTGTTAACGAGGCAGAGAGTCTGGAAGATATGATGCCGGCAATGACCTGCAAGTACCAGTGGCTTGGATTCGAAGAGACGGTAGAGGTTTCAGAGAATGACTATAAAAAATCAGGTAACGACCAGGACCGTACCTTTAAGATCATTTATCCTCCTCTCCCTTCAGCTGAGTATGTTGGCAAAAAATACGGCCTGCAGAAATCATACGTAAGCCAGAAAACCCGACACGCAACGATGTTCCGTCACAGTAAATGGGTATACCATTGCACGACCGTCTGGCTGGAATGCATACCGATTTCGTAGGATTTCGTCCTTTGTTATATACCTGTATTATCTTAACTTTGCAATATAACCAAAGCAATTTTAAGATGATACAGGTTTTATTATATCCAGACGCTTTGAGCATGGTAGGTTCCATGAATGCCTTTGAGATATTCAGTACCTCGAAGGCTGATGTGGTTTTCGCTCTACGCTATAAAGGCTCAAGCACAAACATCGTTCAGCATACCTATACGCCGAACGATAAGAACCGGATTACGTTATCCGTCAAGGATATCATCCTTCCTCTTCTCAGCTTTGAGGTAAAGGACAGTAGTGAACCTTATGCTCAGCCGAACATCATGAAATCCTTTGTGGCGACACTTTACGAGGTTGGCAGCGAAGGCAGCAAGAAGGAATTCACCTTCTCCGTGATACGTGCCGGTGTGGACAGACTCTCTGATTCGGCTACCAATTTTCTGAAAAACAATTTCCTCACCTGGCAGCCGCAGGTGAAGGCTGTAACCTATTATTCTCCGGAATTCCTTACCTATTACGCAACTGCCACCAGCGTGATGAAGTGCAAGGCATACATGTGGAATGGAACCGCCTACGAAGAGAAGGAAGTGGTACTAATGAATCATATGAATGCCGGAACCGTATATACCGTACCGGTGCAATACGCCATTATCGCCAAGAAGATAGGCGGTTCTATCCAGCCATCTTATTACGATATCTGGGTAGAACAGGATGGGAAGCGGGTTACCTACGTACAACGCTACTATGCCAGCGACATGAAGAGCGAAGAAGAAGAGTGGTTCCTCTTCGAAAATTCGTTGGGAGGTGTAGACTGTTTCCGTGCTTACGGCAACAGCGAAAATACTGCAGAACATACCCACAATGTTGCAGAAATTGAGGAAGACTCTGAGGAATATCGCGTAGATACCACCCGCAAGTTCAAGAAGAACACCGGGTTCCTGGATAAGAAAGAGCGCCTGTGGATGCTCGATTTCTTCCCGTCTCTGGGTAAGTATGTTTACCATGGCAATTCTCTTCGTAAGATAACCGTTACCGAGAGTGACGTGAACTACGAGGCGAAGGAACTGCCTTCGAACTATACCTTCACCTACAAATATTCAGATGCCCGTCCGTACCTGAACCTCACGAGGTCAGATGCCAGCGATTTCAAACAGATGGATATCCATCTACCCGAAATCGGAAATTTTACTATCGCCCCTCGCTTAGTTGAGTTCCCACGTCAGCTGCTGAGTGGAGGGGTGCTCTTCCCGGTTCAGGAGCCCTATTCAGAAACATGGGGTGTTACTACTGCAGATGCTCTCTTCAGCTACTTTGCAAGTACGCTTACCGACCGATATAGCGGTGGAGGAGGTATTGGCCATCAGCATTTCAACATCGAAGTGCTGAACGGACTGTCTTATGATTACGGTTATATCCTGTACCAGGGCGACAGAATAAAGGCAGGTATGGCAGACGACTGCACTCCTGGAGGCGCGCTCGAGAAGAAGATGCTGCGCAAGGATATAGACGATACGGCTAAAGGTAAGATTACCTTCGAGGATGTGATAACTCTGCTGAAAGGGTTGCAGTTTGGAGATGGAAAGAGCCAGATAACTGGCGATGGATTAGCGAAACTCTATGCCTTCATGACATACAATTTCGTTTCCGGAGCCTATGGTTCCGGCGCAAGCATCGACAATAATGGCGATGCAGAAATGAACAGCCTGTTCGTCCGTCAGTTTATCTCTGCTCCTAAGTTCGTCTTCAACGAAATCTCTGTGACCAAAGCGGAGCAATGGAATACCAACGGCTATGGAACCATCGAGAGTGTAGATACCAAGAAGCACATCATCTCTCTTCATCTGGAGGGAAATGATTACGGATCTCTGCAGGTGGGAGATATCTGCCGCGGTATCTATGCCGATATAGATAACGCCCATGGTTCAGATAAAAATACAGAAGGTGCGTTGGATGACTGCAACTTCGTTCTGCATAAAGGTTTCTTCACTACTTACTTTTATGTGAAGAAAATCATCACTAACGAGAAGGGTAAGTTCGTATTCGAATATGGTAAACGTTCGGAGGCGACTCCGGATCCTTGTGCCTATATGGATTTTGCTCAGTATGGTAGTTTCGTCGATGACAAGCGCCAGAGCAGCATGTATTTCTCCTCAAGGGGAAACAGCTATATCGAGGTTCTGGATGGCGTATGCAACTGGGAAATATATCCTCAGAACCGCGTATGTCGTTATGGATGGCTCGAGGGGCTTGCTATCCAGCGAAGAGACGGATCGTATATCCACCCTTCAGGCAATGGTATCTTCGTGCAGGATAATGTATACTTCGGCGGCAACGTGGAGTATCTGGGTGATATTCTCGGTCTTGATGATCTGAAGAACGAGGCGAAGGCTTATGATGTGAGTCTCTCGCAGTATCAGAGTGTCATCACGGTAGATGATATGGGTAATGTTATTAATGGTCTCTATACTCAGGACGAGGGCAAGGCTACCAAGCAGTACCGCATCTCTACGGCTGTATTCGTGCGTAAGGGTATGGATATTCTGCTTGAGGAAGATGCGCATAGCGAGAACGTGGCAGAAGGCCATTATCGATTGCATGTAGTAAGCGAAGACTGCGACGTAGAGGTGAAGAACTCTACCGTTTTCATCAAGGGTATCAGGAATATCAAGGATGGCGTTTCCGGAACTGCAGATGATACCAATTTCGATTACGCAGCTATGCGCAAAATGTCGGATGCGATGGTGACCATCGTCGTAGAACTGGAGGGAAAGACCTCGAAAACGGTGCAGATGCCTATCCGCATTCAGCACGACGGCCTTCCTTTTATGGTGTGCGATCTGAGCAACGAGAGTGCATCGGTAGCATGGAATACCAAGACAGCTAAGTACATCGGCTTGCCTATCAAGACTAAGGTTTCCCTCATGTATCACAATGAACCATGGGAGATTTCCTCGCTCAATATCTCTACGGTGGCAGGCTTGAAGACTTCAATGAGTATTGATGGTAAGGCAAAGGTGATTACCGTTGATGCAGATAATCTTACTGCCGATACGCTCGACCAGGTTACGAAACTGGACATCACGGTTGTGGGCAAATATGCCGGAGCCAGCTACGAGTATACCCGAGAACTTACTATTTTGAAATCGTCTGATACCGTAGTCTACGAGCTGATACCATCTGCCGATAGCGTGATTATAGACAATCAGGGCAATATGAGCGCAAAAAGTATATCATGCGATATATGGGCAACATCATCCGACGACAAGAGATATAAGCTGACAGAATTACCGGCAGGGTATCATCTGAAGCATGGAACTGCTGATACTCCTGATACCAACATGGATATAGGTGCAGAGGTATCTGTGCCGAGTGATGCCCGTCAGGTAGTGTTCGCTTTATACGATGCTTCCGGAAATGTCCTGGATAAGGAAAGCGTTCCGGTACTCACCTGTGGAGCGGATGGCGATGGGTATGAGTATGTCTATTATCTCTCTGATCAGTCTGAATCGAATTTCATTACACAGCCTTACCGTCGGAATGGCGTTTTGCAGCCTATGGGGTGGCAGGATGATCCGATGGAGCCGACTCGGGAGAAGCAGTATGTATATGTGGCATACAAGAAGGGAGAGGTAGGAGCGGATGGCACTTTCTCTGAACCTAAGCTCTTCAACCGTTACCCGAAGAGCATTTCAAGCATCGAAACCTGGTATTATGCTGGAGATAGTTCTGATGTAAACCAGAATCCGACATTATTCAGAGACTATGGCAGTAAAGACTTCAACAAAATTGCCTTTAACGATGCTACTCCGTGGTTGTGGATCATGAAAATTACATGGTTTACGGATGGGGACGAAGTTATAAACTTCTCATGCGGAGGTTATAAAGCGAAGGATGGTGATGGTCTTATCGTAGGCTATCAGTCTTCAGCTTCAGAACCATCAGATCTTCCTTTCCTGAAAACGCTTGCCGAATATGATAAAGCGCAGGATAATATTGGCCACGGCTGGACGAAGAAGGCTCCTGCTACTGGAGGTAAGAGTATCGTGCTGGGTGGTAAGATTACAACAGATGAGATTGTCGACCGCTACAACAGCAGTACTACTAGCGCATGGGGAACAGAAGAAAGCGAAATTCTGTTAGATGGCATCAAGCAGAAGAAAACTTTCTATAAGACTCCTTCCGCTCTTGGTAACAACGGCAAGTGCATACGTCGTATTAAGGTTGTTAACCATTTCCGGGATAGCTATCTCAGAGTAATGCTGAAGTCTTACTCTGAAACCAACTGGGACCTGGTATGTATCTCTCGTCTCTATCTGCCGTCTGAGGTTATCAACAGCGAGGGCAGGCAGATAAAGGAAGATAGCGAATATATCAACAGATCGGAGCATACCTATGCAGTAAGCGGCAATGGTCAGAGTTATGTTGCTGAATTATCCATGCCTGATGCAGGAGAATATTATTTCTTCATCGGATATTTCAAAGACGGCGGCACAGACAGCTACGGCGACTATGGTCTCTTTGCCTGGCAATCGATGATAGCTCTTACTGAGAGTTTGTGGCGTACCGACGGAACCGTAGATGCTGCAGGCAACATAACCTGGAGCAAGGCGATGCCGATGCAGGCTGAGTCCATCGTTATGGAGCACGCCTACATCGCTACCGCTAACGATACGGCAGTGCCAGCTAAGCCTTACCGTACAAATGGTATCCTACAGGGAGGATGGACGGCAAAACGGCTGACTGTATCGTCTACGAACCGGTTTATCTGGGAGTCTGTTCGTGCAGGAAAACATGGTACTGACTCTGTTCAGGATGATTGGAGCCAGCCTGTTGTGGTAGCCAACTTTGCCGAAGCCGGAAAGATGGGTAAGAACGGTTGTATCGTCCGGAATTCCGAAGGATGGAAGAGCGGGGCAACGTATCATAATGATTCTGCCCTGACCCTGGAACAGAAGTATATCGACCTGATTTACATCGAAGATAATAATGCTAACGATGGCTGGTCTATCTACCAATGCAACGTTACACATACAGCTACGGGCAGTTCCTTCGACCCTTCAGCAGTTGACTCAGATGGTAATAAGCTGTGGACAAAACTGAGTGATGCCGGTCCGATGTATTCTCCTCTTATCGTGGCAAAGAATGCGGTTCTGAAGTTTGCCCAGGGGCAGCAGTTCAATCTGATGGAGGGTAACAAGATCTTTGGCTCATTCCGATGGGTGAAGAATAATGCGGATTATGCGTTCTGGATAGGCGGTGCTGAAGGCAGCAAGGCTACTACTTCTATAACTAGAGGTGGTAAGCTGACAGCAAAGGATGCCGTGATTACAGGAACGATTTATGCAACTTCAGGAACTATTGGAGGTCTGAATATTACAGAATCTGGGCTTAGTATTGGTACTTATTATCAGAATGTTCTATATATGGGTACGGTACTGGAACAATCATCGTTCTGGAATGGATACTATAATAATGGGTATGGAGAGGTATGCGTCGGTAAGGCTGCGTTACTAAATCCTCTTACCAATTATTGGCAAACGACATGTGATATGTATGGAGATCGTGCATCTGGCCAGACAGGATCTTCTAATGTCGCTAATGCAACGATGATAGTCCGCAAACTTAGTAACGGATTGAACCTGAACAGCTCTGTTAGCGCAAGAAATCCAGTGAATAATCCTGCTTACGCAGCTTTACATGTTGATACAGACGAAGGCATCGGCATACGTAGCATTGGCGGTAATCTTCTGGGATGTATCGCGCAGAATGTGATTCGAACTGGTTCTGTGACGCAGAAAGAACAGACTGCTATTGATAACAATAGAGTAGGTATCCTGGTTATGGTTAACAGCAGCGAGGTGGACGTAAAACTTCCGAAGACTCCTATGGTGGGTCAGATGCTGATAGTCGTACAGGGTAATAGCAGGATATATTTCGACCCTGTTGTTTCAGGCAGAAGGCTATATTGCTGCGGCAAGATACATACAACCTCAGATAAGTTTTATTCTGATGATGTCGGGCAGTTTAATATTCTGATCTGGGATGGATATAATTGGCAGTTGCAGTATATATGTCATTAACAAAACATAAGAATATGAAGATAAATCTGGAAAGAGTAGAGGTCTTTACTGACCTCAGTAAGACACAATGCGCAGTAATGGATATGCGCAAGGAGATAGCTAACGTCATCTATGAGCGCGGGCAGGGATTAGCCTGCTCCGTGCTCGCCCATAAACTCTACGAAACGCAGGGCGAGGTGGAGATTGACGATAGCGAGAAGGAAATCATAAGTCGTGTAGCCGAGCAACTGCTTACCCCGGCTGCAGGCGAAGGAGTTATGAAGCAGATAAAACCAGAATAGTATTATGGCAGCAGTAAACATCAACGACGTAGCCAGCCAGCTGAATACGGCGTCTCGCCTAGTGGTGAGTACCGACTTCTTCTGGATCTACATGGCTAACGGCTCGCAGGTTAAGATACCTGCCGAGTTCGCAAGGGCTTACCTGATCGCAGGTATTAAGCCAGTAATCAATAAAAACGGCCATTGGGAGATAGGCGGCGAAGATCTCGGTGTAGTAGCCGAGGGAAAGACCCCTCAGTTTCGTGGCGGCACGATGGGTATCGAGGTGAGCTATGATAATGGCAAAACGTGGTCTCAGGTAGTAGCTTATACCGACATAGACCCAGACCTGGAAGCTCTTGCTGCAGCTTACACTAAGGTAACGCAGGGCGAAGCTGACCGAGTGAAGGCCGAAAGTACTCGTAATAGCAACGAAGCCGCACGCCAGAACGCCGAAACTACTCGCAATAATAACGAGACATCCCGCAAGGCGGCAGAAACCAAGCGACAGCAGGATACCTCCGCCGCCATTACCAACTCGCAGACGCAGACCGACCTCGCTAAGGAAATGAACGATCATCCACCCAAAATGGGAAGCAACGGAAACT